TTTTATCAAAACAACTTAGCAAAACTTCAAAATGACTGCATCACTTTCACGACCTATTCAACAAAGGGGGTGGTTCGATGTTCTCGATGATTGGCTTAAGCGTGATAGGTTTGTTTTTGTCGGTTGGTCTGGCCTTCTCCTTTTCCCTACAGCTTATCTCGCTCTTGGCGGTTGGCTTACAGGAACCACCTTTGTTACCAGTTGGTACACCCATGGCCTGGCGAGTTCATACCTTGAGGGCGCTAACTTTCTTACTGCTGCTGTTTCTTCTCCTGCTGATGCTCTCGGACATAGCCTCTTACTCTTATGGGGTCCAGAAGCTCAGGGAGATTTCGTCCGCTGGCTCCAACTTGGGGGACTCTGGACTTTTGTGGCGCTCCACGGAGCCTTTGCCCTTATAGGATTCATGCTCAGGCAGTTTGAACTTGCCCGTCTCATCGGTATCCGACCCTACAATGCGATCGCTTTTTCTGGTCCTATCGCTGTATTTGTCAGTGTATTTCTCATCTACCCTCTCGGACAATCGAGTTGGTTCTTTGCGCCATCGTTTGGTGTTGCTGCAATTTTTAGGTTCCTCCTCTTCCTCCAAGGTTTCCACAACTGGACGCTTAATCCGTTCCACATGATGGGAGTCGCTGGAATTCTGGGTGGAGCTCTTCTCTCAGCAATCCATGGTGTAACCGTTGAGAACACACTGTACGAAGACGGTGAACAAGCAAACACCTTCAAAGCCTTTGACTCCACACAGGAGGAAGAGACTTATTCAATGGTTACTGCCAACAGATTCTGGTCACAGATCTTTGGTATTGCCTTCAGCAACAAGAGGTGGCTTCACTTCTTCATGTTGTTCGTTCCAGTCATGGGTCTTTGGACTTCATCCATCGGCATCATTGGTCTGGCACTCAACCTCCGTGCTTACGACTTTGTAAGTCAGGAGATTAGAGCAGCAGAAGATCCAGAGTTTGAAACCTTCTACACCAAGAACATTCTTCTGAATGAAGGTCTCAGAAACTGGTTGGCACCCGTCGATCAACCCCATGAGAACTTTGTGTTCCCTGAGGAAGTTCTCCCCAGAGGTAATGCTCTGTGAACTACCTTGCTCTTGTTTATTTCACTTGCTTTGCGCTCATCGCTGGCGCTGCCTTTGCGATGATGTGGGGTAACATCAAGTCCATCAATGACGAGATGAACAAACCTCAACCTAAACGTCATCCAGAAGCACCACAACCTGGAGAGGAAGTTTTATATGTTGACTTTTCAAAGTGATACCGTTTGGTTGGCAATGTTACTCTTTAGCATTGCCTTCGGTGTCTTATTATTTGTGTTATCGATATTACAAAAATAAATAAAGTTCCTTATACTCAAGGGGGTTCACACCCTCTTTTTTTATGTCATGACGGAACCTCATCTCTCCTGGTATAGACTTCACGAATTTGCCAGAGACCTTGGCAAATATAAGATCAGTCACAAAACTGTCACAAACAAGACTCACCAATCAGAGCAAATTGTGATAGAGTATAACCATCGTTTGAAAGACAAGTCTTAATGGAGTATTCTGAGTATCTTGAAAAGAAACGTGGTATCACTGAGGCAAAACAAGCAGCAACCCGATGTTGGGCAGTCGTCCTTGGACACCTCTTTCTCCCTCCTGTCTCCTCTCTTTACTATGCAGCGAAGACTAACTTCTGGAAACCCTTCTGGTGGGGCACAGGAGTCGCCGTGGCATGTGTTCCGCTGTCCATCGTTGATATGGGTATCACCATCAGTATTGCCCCTCCTCTAACTTCAGGTGCTATACTTATTACGAATGCTCAGAGCAAGCGCAGGAAACTGGAGATCTTTGACCCTGAGCAGGCAGATGCAATCGTTTATGAAAGGACTAACTCATGAAGGAAACTGTTCTCAAGCGTCTCGTTGATGTAGTCGAAGCACTCGAATGGGAGGTTGGAGACAACATTGTTGTTGAGATTGGTGGTACAGTAGTCTCTGGTATTCACCAACCTGACACTGCTAATCCTCGCTGGTCAACACCCTTTGGTGTTCGCAGGTACAACAAGGATGCGTTCATTGTTATTAAGAACCTTGATCGTGATCCTTTCTCCCCCTCTGAACCTAATCCTGATTTGAAACAAGCACATGAGTACACAGGACCCAGCACCAAAACTAATTGATGGGATCTTTGAAGTGGTCAAGGGACGTTTTCTCTGGCACTCCTATGATAAGGAGGGTAAGGGACTCGTCTCTGGACTCACTGAGGGGTCTGTAATTAGAATGACACACTTTTATCTCAAGGGTCTCCAAGAAGGATGGCCCGAACCTGAGAAGAAGTTCGCAGGAACAGTTGGAGGCAAACTCTAAATATGAAAAAGAAGTTCCCTGTGGACCACGTTATTCTTGAGGACAAGAAAGAGGTGTGGATGAAAGGCAGTAGTACCCTGGCAATGGGCATTCCTGCCATTCAAAAAGAGTACTTTCCTGGTTATAGGATTTGTCTCTGCTCACAGGAACACTTTCACAAACTTAAACAAGAAAACAGATGACCTTCACAGTTTATTCAAAGGACAATTGCCCTTACTGCACCAAGGTTCAACAAGTTCTCCAGTTGGCAGAACTGCAGCATGTGATTTATAAATTAGACACTGACTTCACTAGAGAACAATTCAAGAAAGAGTTTGGTTCTTCTTCCACCTTCCCTCAGGTGGTGGTTGATCAAAAACCTCTAGGTGGATGTACTGAAACGATTAAATATCTGAAAGAAAACAATCTGGTATAATGGAACAAGTCGATCTCTACAACATGTACGGAACTGTTGAAGAAGCCATTGATTTTGCTTTCGATGGCAAATTTGTTTTGGATATGTATGCTTACTTGAAAAGTTCCAAAGCAACAAGGAGAGATACCGAGGCATTTATTGAGAGCCCCACTGCTCATGAGATCAGCGATCTTGTGACTGAACTTGATGAATACCTTGAAGGAGGTAGTGATTACAATCACAGATTGCTTCGTGAATCCTATGGTCACATTCCTAAACCCCAGGCAAGGAAAATTAAGAATTATTTGTATGGAATTTTAGAGGGTGCGTGGAGGTACAGTCATGACAAAAGACCTGGAAGACGAAGGAAGTCTTCTAAATAAGGAAACCGACGAACCGAAAATTAATCGGGGTGTCGAACTCTTAATGAGAAATAAAAACAGGAGAAGAGAGGAACCCAAAACTTTTCAGTTGAAGTTTGGGAAGATGTTATCTCTCTTCAAGAGGGAGATCCATTTTCTTATTGACTTCCAACTGGATTTCAAAAGGAAACGATCTTAGGAGAAAGTTATGGAAGCACTGGCAATTACACTCACGTTGTCTGTTGTAATGTCAATCATGTTCTTCCTGTTAGGGGGTATGATCGGTTGGTTAGCACGGGACTATGTGTTTAGAAAACAAACAGAGTATGTTCCCATGCACCCAGAGATGTTTGATGAGAACGGACAGTTCATCCCTGAAGAAGTAATGTCTATCAGATTTGAAAACCCAGAGGATTTCTACACTACTGAAGACGAATAAACAAAACACACCAAATACACTAAACTGAATTTAGAGATTTTAAATTTATGGCATCGACGACAAAAGATCTTGACGTGGCACCCAAGAAGAGAGCACCTGCCAAGAAAACTGCTGCCAAGGCACCTGCTGCCCCTAAGAAACTTCCACCCAACCCTTTCATCCATGAGGTTCTGGACGTTGTAAGTAAGCAACGCACCAATGCGAAGAAGGTGGAAGCACTTCAACAATATGCCAGTGACTCTCTGAAGGCAATCCTCATCTGGAACTATGATGACACTGTTGTCTCCATGCTTCCTGAGGGTGACGTTCCTTATGAGCGTAATGAAGTTCCTGTTGGAACTGATCACACTTCTCTTCGTAAGGAATACAGAAACCTTTATCACTTTGTGAAAGGTGGCAATGATTCTCTGTCGGGTCTTCGTCGTGAGAGCATGTTCATTCAGATGCTCGAAGGTCTCCATCCTTATGAAGCAGACATCCTGTGTCTGGTGAAGGACCATCGTCTGGAAACTCGTTATAAGATTCCTTTTACCGTTGTTCAGGAAGCATTCCCTGACATCCAGTGGGGCGGCCGTAGTTAATGTCGATTATTGTCCTACATGAAAACTGTGACCCATCCTTAGCAAAAGACAGAAGTCTTCCTTACACCGCTTATCTGGTGACGTATGAGAAGGATGGAAAGACTTGTTATGACATTACCATGTGTGGCAAGAAAGTCGAACTGTTTGATTATTATTGGGATCAGTACAGAGAGGGGTTGAAAACCTTCGAACAATCAGAAGGAAGAGTCAACCCCAAGATCTGGGAGAACCCTGCTAAGTCTAAAGGAAAGAAGAAAGCATGAGTGGATTTGGTGATTACAATGTAGAGTTTGAAGGTCTGGACATGAATAGTGACCAGGTTCAAGCACTTGTTAAGAAGTATAAGAAACTCAAGAAGTATCAGAAGTCCAGTCTCTTCGCAGTCAAGACCATGGATGGCACAGAGAACGTCATTTCCAAGATGGTTGAAGAGGCAAAGGATGCAAATTTGTAACTAATTTGACTAAATAATATTACTGGTGTTATAATACACCTATCGTTCAACTCCTTAGGGAGTCGCAAGTAAGTCGCGGAACGGATCGTTCAGATTATGGTTGAATTTCTCATCTTTTTGAATTTAATTACTCAGAGAGAACCTGTTGATCCTGCTCACTATCTTGATTGTGAGCAGTCAGCATGGATGCGAGAAAGGATCCTAAGTTCAGAGTTGCTTGATGCCAGTCAAAAGCTGGACTTTGTGACAAGAACATGGGAAGGAACAGATCCTTCCTGTAAGGAAGACCATAATCCGCAAACGACTGAAGGAACGGGGCCTAAAAATCTCATTCTTCAGGAGCAAAATCATGAACACACTCAATCTGATTCGTAAGCAGATCGAAAAGCAATCTGCATTGCACGACGCACAGATTCACGCCACCGCTTATCGTGGTGTCGATTATGAACTCTGTGGTCACGAACCATCTGAGACTCACGGCACTTTCTGCTATCGCGGACATACTTACAACAAGTAAGTATAGGTGTTATAATGGGAGGAGATATCCTCCCTTTTTTTATGGAAAAAGACAAACTTAAAATCATTGTGAGGAACCTCAAACTCCTGGTAGATGCATTGGAGTCTGAAGTTTACTCTGATGTGGAATCATATACCAACTATCAAGGGG